CTTACATTCTCTGGATGTATGTCCAGGAGTTCTATAAGTTTATCTCTAACCCATTGCTGAAGTTTACGACCTTTTTGTTTTGCTGATTGTGGTTTCATAAGTAGATGCTAGGTGGGTTTATTAATTGTATACGGAGTTTACATGAACCCTTAAGACCCCTAGCAAGCCTATTATTTTATATCGAAGGTTTGCCTGTTTCCGCAGCAGCCATACTTGGTGGTATATCAGCCTGTGTAGGCGGAGTAAAACCATCATCCTTCGGCGTTCTAAATGCAACTATCTCATTAGATGTTTCACGATAATCTTCGTTAGGATTATCACTATTATCTTTCTCTGAAACAGTAACTACTAAGGTTTTACCTTGTAGGTCTGTTGCATCATCTGGTGCATTATTCATACCAAGAGCAGTAAGCATGCGCTTAAAGTCAGACTGCGCATAGCCTCTAACTTCCTCTTTAGGATGCCATAAAGAAAAATACTTTCTAAGGACCCAACCATTATACTTAGGCTCGTTATGCACTTTACATTCAAGCTTTATGCTTTCATTGCCAGCAGCAGATGTGTATTTCTCACATGTATAAACAATACAATTATAATCACCTTTCGGTATATAAGGCTGCGAAGCCTCCATTTCTGATTCCATACTAGCGAAATCCATTCCATCAAAGTCAGACATTATGCTTCTCCTTTAAATCCTAACTTGTTAATAATTTGTGACAGGTCAGGCTTCTCAAGAGGCTCTAACTTACCACTCCTATCCTTAGCTATATAATTAGAGCCAAGAGTTGTTTGCAACCAACGTTCCGTTGTTTTCTTACCTTTGTCATCTTCAACGTCAAATGTTCTTAGGCATAAGACTTCATCAAAGAAGTAAGGTATTTGAGTAGGTAGTTTTGCTCCAACCATCATTGGTTGATAGTGCAACATACCAGTTGCTTCATCTCGTACTTCTTGCTGTTTAGCAATAAATACTACATGAATGGGTAGGTCCCTGAATCTACGCATGGTTTTAGTCATTATCTGAATGACCTCACCATAAGCTTTTCTTGGGTCCTTATTTTTTTTAAACTCATTCGCTAACACAATCTCTGACATTTCTGTCACGCTGTCTAAACAAACAGTATCGTAGTCTAACTTGCCGCTTTCTAGTAGCTGGGCTATCTCTTCTATTTCAGCTGCTTCTTTGACTTCAATAGCAGTCACGTTCTTAGCATCCTTAATAGATAGAAGACCTGCTTCCATACTTATAACAAGAGTCTTGCCTGGCACAGTCTGACATAACGAAGTTTTACCGCCACCAGAAATTCCGTAAACCAAAAGCTTGGCCCCTTGTGATTCGACTAGCTCACTAGGGCTTTTAATACGACTCATAATATCGCTCATATATATCCTCCAAAAGATAAAATATAAGTATACAGAACAAAATTCTCTCTGTATACTCATTGTTTAAAATAAATTTATTACAAAAAGCAACTATGAGCAAAGTAGATAAAAATCAGTGGAAAGTGAATTATTTATACAGGGTCCAAGAGTTATGTAAAAAAGATTTAGACGTCTTATATGCTAACAAACTAGAGCCAGATTACAAGGAGAGAGAAGTGAATCGTATATCTTTAAGAGATTATATTGCCTATATAGGTAACGCTGGAGCAGCAAAATTATTTGAATGCTCTGAAGCAACAGCAAAGTCCTGGAGGTATGGCCAAAGACAGCCATCTATTAAGCAGGCAAAGAAGATAATCAAAGCAGCAGATGGCAAGCTAGACTTTGAATCTATCTATGGATCACTCGAAACTACATTTGAAGAATAGTAGAAGTGTTCAACGTCAAAGCAACAGCAGAAGATTCTGCGTTGGACTTAGCGCTTGCTTATGCGGAATCAGGATTTAGTGTAGTTCCGTTACAACGCCATAATAAGGTCCCACCAAAAGGACTAGGCAGTTGGGAAAAGTATAAGAGCGAACAGCCAACAACAGAAGATATAACAAGATGGTTCAAAGGACGCAGCGATTTAGTTGTAGCCTTAGTAACTGGAAAGTTCTTAGTTATAGATGCAGATACACCAGAGGCAGTTATATGGGCTGCTAACAATTTACCAGTCACACCATTAAAGGTAGCTACTGGTAAAGGTATGCACTATTACTACAATAACCCTGAAAATTTTACGACTTATGTTGCAAGGAGAACTGCGGATTTCGATCCAGCGAAGCTCATTGATATAAGAGGCGTCGGTGGCCTGATTATTGCTCCCTATAATATTCATGCTACTGGCGTTATTTATGAACCACAGGTCATACCAGGTTGGGAATTGTATGACACAGGAGATTTACCAGACTTTAGCCGTGAGGATTGGGTCAAAGTAACTGGTGCAGATAAGATCAATGGTAAGCCTATTGCTACACCATTATCCCTAGAAGCCGCAGCAGAAGGTAGTCGTAATGATACGGCTGCAAGATTAGCGGGTTATTTAATAGCTAAAGGATTGAATGTAGACTTTGCACAATTCTTTTTACAGTCATGGAATAGAACAAACAAACCACCTTTATCTGATACGGAGATAGCAACTACTGTAAATTCTATAATGAAGACCCATGAACGTAAGAACCAAGCGGCTCCTACTTACATGTCCAAGAACAGAGTTATCAAAGAGCCAGAGAACCTATACTCACCACCAGGCATACTTAAAGATATCTATGAATACTCTGAAAGCATAGCGCAGATAGCTCAACCAGCACTTAGTTTGCAGTCAGCTTTAGGTTTAGCATCAGTTGCAGCAGGTCGTATGTATAAATCAGACATGAACAACTACTCATCTTTATATTTTATGTGCATCGCCAAATCAGGTCAGGGTAAAGAAAATACCAAGACTGTTATTGAAGCTATCTTAAATGCTTCTGGTCATGTAGATCTTATGGCTGGAGATGGTTATACATCAAGTGGTGCTGTTTATAGTCTGCTACGTCATAGACCAACTCATATTACTGTAATGGACGAGTTTGGTAAGAGATTAGAGAGTATAGCCAAGTCATCCAACTCTAACAAAGAAGACGCCTTACAGGTTCTTATGGAGTCTTGGGGCCGTTGTCATGGCACTATCAGACCTGATAACTACTCGTTAATGAATATGTCTAGCAAACAACAAGAAGAAGCTATGGATAGATCTACCATCAAGCCAGCTATAACACTTATGGGTATGAGTGTGCCTAAGAATTTTTACGGCGCTTTATCTACAGGTAGAATTGTAGACGGCTTTTTAAATAGGTTTATTGTGGTTGAGTCTAAGTTGCCTAGAGTTGTAGGCAGAATGGTGCCATTTGCAGAACCATCTCATAAGATATGTGAATGGGTTAGAAAGGTACGTGAGACTAAGAATGAAATGGAAGATCTTGCTAAGAACAACTCAGAGATGGACTTTAAACAACGTATCTTAGTGTTTGATGATGAGAGTAAAGAGTTATTAACCAAGCTTGCATACAAACTTATAGAAGAACAAGACTTACTAGAAAAAGATGGCTTAGAAGTATTGCTATCAAGGACTAGAGAAAAGGCCATGCGTTTAGCTTTGATCTGTGCATTAGCTGACAATCCAAAGACAAGAGTTATTAAAAGCGATATGACTAAGTGGGCTATTGATTATGTCTACTACTATGACCAGTTGCTTGTAGATAATTGTGAAGACAAGGTAGCTGGCTCAGAAACAGAAGGCAAGATTAAACAGGTGCTTAGCTTTATTAGATCGCAAGGTGAGATAGGTATTAGTAAACGTGATATAGATAGACGTGAAATCTTTAGAAGTATGAAGTCATACGAAGTCAAAGAGATTATAGAAAGACTTAAAAACTCTGGAGAAATCCAAGAGAAAGATGTTAAGACTAAAACTACAGGTAGGCCAACTAAACGTATTGTGGCGATTGATCCTGAGTTCTTTGATGACTAAGCTAGTCTTTGTAAGTCTTGGTTTATATTGTTGTAACGCCTGTCAAATATTTCTTCGTTAGCTGGATTGCCACCTAATAGACTTCTATTCATAGGAGCTTGGCCGCCTTGAGCGCTTAAATTTTCAACTTCTGGCAACTCTAATGGTGTTACGGCAATAGGTGCTTTAGGGTCAACGTTTTCATTTTGATATTGTCTTTGTGTATATTCAGTACCTTCTCTGCTTATTTCTGCGGGTATTTGAACGCCAATTGATCTTCTTATAGGTTGGCCTGCTCTAAATCCAGTAATACTATCTTCAAAATTTAAACCTCTGTAGTAACCCATCTTCTCAAGTATTTCTGGCATTTCTTTAATTATTTGTTGATTTGCAATATCTCCAGTTAACCATCTTAAAAATCTTTTGCTTCCTAAAGCAACTGATAAAAGTCTTAACATACTAAATTTTCCCATCATTTTAGTTGGCGCTGATAAAACCTTAAACATAAAGCCTTGGGTAAATAGTCCGCCACCTCCAGCAGCTCTTTCACCACCAACTGCAAACTTAGCTCTTTTTGCTGCCTCTTTAAGTAGCATGTATTGCTCGTCACCAAAGGTTTCTTTTAAAACAGGCTGACCATATCCATTTGGTGACATAACAGCGTCATAAAATTTTCCGTCATCAAACAATTTTTCAATAACATCATCTCCTGGCTTGACATAATCGCTTAACATTTTTCTCATTGCAGCAACTTGAAACTCTTTAAACTCAATTGATTCAGGCCCAAGTAATTCTTTTACTTTTATTATATCTTCTGAGTTTCCACGTTTAAATAAAGTATTGACTATATTTTCTGAGTCTATACTGCCATTTTTTATTTTATTGTATATTTCTAGTTTACTTATTTCAGTTAGTTGTTCTTGGGCAGCAATCTTAGTGTTTAAGTCATCTATAACGTGATCTACATTAGAAGTGTTATTTAATATTTTTCTAATCTCTGATGCGTCTTGTGTGTTTACTAAATCATCTGCTTGTCTTAAAGATTTTAATAATTCAGATTTTTTAGTAGATCCAAATAAAACATCTCCTGTTGTTCCATATCCTT